CACCACCCAACCAATCACCAGCAGGACGTTTTCCATTCCACCCATCATACACAATTGGTTTACCTGTAAATCTTTTTATTTCTGTTTGATTTATAACCCTATATGTAAATAATTTATTGGCAATGGCTTTTAGTTTTGGAGTTGTTCTAACATCTCCACTAAATTTAATACTACCATCATCATCATATGTTATCTCAAACATATCAAATTCAATACCTGAAAGTAAATTAGCTGTACCATTTAGTTTATATTTAATACTACCCTTTTCTGACCAAACATAGAATTTTTGAGTTTTTGTTGGTGTAGTATTATCATATTTACAACTACCATCATCCTTCGTTGCTTTAGGGTTATAGTTTAAAGCACTAGAATCAGTACAACCTTCAATATCAATAGGGTCATCATTGTAGATACAACTTCCATCGTTTTCCTGAGCAGATGGATTATAGTTTTTTGCATTAGGGTCTGTACATCCTCGTACTGTTGTATCACTTGGCTCTGTTGAATCGTACAATGTATTTGATACTGACGATTTTAATATTTGTTTAACTTCATCAAAAGTTATTTGTTCTTCTGGTGTTAGTATATTATCATCTTGAATATCTCTTTTAGGTAAGTACTTTGAAATTATATTAGTAATAGATTGTTCCATTACTTGTTTAATTGTATCAATAGAAAGTTCAATTACATCTAACTTATTTTTTGGTTTACCATAATTGATGTTACTAATATCCCACTCTCTATCATCAATAAAATAATTGACAGATTCTATAAATTTATCTCTTAAAATTTTTATAAAAATTTCAATATTTTCTATTTTAAATTCTTTTTTAATCAAAGATTGATATGTTTTATTATCTTTTTGCTTTCCTTTAATCAAACTAAAAGTTTTTAAAACTTTTTCTGTTGTTACATTTTCTATAAATTGTTTAGCAAAATAAATTGTATCATCTCTAAACTGACCTTTCTTTGTTAAAACATCATATCTTTTTTCTAAATCTTTGTTTGGTAGTTTTTCTTTTTTAATTGGAACAACTCGTATCTCTGTTCTTGATGGAGATATTTCATGTATCCAAAGTTTATCAATATCATTTACTTCCGAACCTGCTCTTCTATTTAATAATGTTACCTGTGTTTTAAAAATACCATTTTCATATCCAGCTTCTCTTACTAACTTTTCTATATCAACAATAAACTCAGAAGCATCGTTTTTCTTTTTTGTAAAGTTATTATTAGATATTAAAAAATAATCTCTAATATTTTTATCATTTAGGTGGATATATCTTACAAGTTTTCCATCATCTCCTTGTGGTAATTGATTATCATTAGAATCTAATAAAATAAATTCAATCATATCAGCATTACCAAGACCAAAGAATGACTTACCAATTTCCCTCTCAAAGATTTGTCTATCTTCAGATTCTACCTTATATCCTCGTCTTTCAACTATATCTTTAAATCCTTCTATAGCCATGATAATTTTTTAAGTTGATTTGGAAATAGTTTATAAATTAAAATAGAAAACTTTTCTCCAAATTTATGTAATTTTCTTCCTCTACGATTTTCTGTTGGTAATACTCCCATTTCATATGCCATATACTCTGACCAATCTTTTACAAAATAGTTGTAAACAAATTTAGCAAATGTTTTGTTTCTCTTTAATCCATTTACGATTGGTGTTGCCCAAATCCAATAACCATACATTACTTCTGGTTTATGTTCTAGTACAATATCACCAAACTTATCATCCATTTCATAAATAAACTGTGGCATGAAACCTTGTTCATATAATTCAGTACAAATAATTTTTTTCTTTTTAGAGTTAGCACTTGCACTTGCTGTTGCTTGAGCCGCTTCTACTTGTTGATTGGCAGCTTCAATTTGTTGAGTAGCAATTTGTGCTTGGTTTTTCATTTGTTGATTAAGAGTTTTAATATTCTCTGTAAGGTTTTTTACAATATCTTTTTGTGTTGTTAATTGTGATGCTAGTGTTTCTTTTTGTGCACCCAATCCTCTTACTTGAGCAGTTAATGAAACTCTTTCTATACCCTCTTTAGTTCCTTTTAAAACAGAACTTTGGAAATCACTAAGTAACACTTGATATCTTGCTTGAAGTTCTCTAAACTCTCTATCTCTTTGTAATACTTCTTCTGTTTTAGCAGCAACATCCGCAATCAATTGGTCTATTTGTGTTTGTAATGTTGATATTTGATTTAATGCCGCATCTCTTTCTTGTGTTAAATCTTTTATTTGTTGTGATAAATTCTGATTTATTTCTTTCTGTTCAATCAATTTATCTAATCTAACAAACTGACCTCGTGATTCTCTTGGTTTATTTATTAATTCATCAACCTTTATATCAAGTGCTTTTTCTAATTCTGATTCTGTATAATAAGGTCTTTCTAATGATGAAGCTGTTTCTCCACTAAAAGAAGTTTGTTCTACATTTTGTTCTTCTTGTGGTTCTAGTAAATCTGTTTTTATTTTTGGATTTTTTTGTTTACCTCGAATTGGTTCTTCTCCAAATGGTTTTTCTATTTTTTTGGAGGTTGGGTTAACTTCCTTTCCATCCTTTTTACGCACAACAATACCATCAGAGTAATCTCTCTTTATAGCCTTTGAACCTTTTTTTAAAAGTTCATCAATTCTAAATCTATCGTTTAACGCCATTTTATTTCTCTACGGTGAAAGTTAACTCTTTATCAGTAAAGTATTCAATCACACCACTTCTATTTACTTTTATTTCTATATAGTAATCTCTGTTATATTCAAAGTTACTTAAATTTAATTTAAAATAATTACCATTGGAATCACAACTAACTTTTGTATAGTTATCATTAAATGGAACCACAACTTCATTTGTTACCGCATCTTTAATTTGGTAATAAGTAGTTGATGGTAAATAATATACATCTGTATAAGCATATTGATTGGTGTAATTTTTAAGAGGATATTTTTCTCTCCCAAAAACTCTGATTGTAGGTTTACTTCCTCGTTTATATCTTACTTTTAATCTCTTAAATGTGATATGAATATCATCGGCAGTTAATGCACTAAGAGAACCAGTAGAGAAAGAAGAATCATCCCAACCAATTCTTAACTTCGGTTGGTATATAGTATTTGTTTCTTTTGAAAAAAACTTTAATTGTCCATAATCTTCGGTATCATTTTCTTTTGCTGAAGAATGTTTTATAATCCAACCCTCATTTGGTATTGAACTACTTATCCAAGAGTTAAGTGGAGTTAGAACATCCATCTCTATATCAGTTGACTCATATGAAAAAGATTGTGAAGCGGCTGAACCTGTGTACCATGTTCCACCCTTACCATTAAATGAACCAGTTGTTCCACTTGCAAAATCAGTTCCTAACCAAGTTAATGAGGTTGTTCTCTTTTCCCAAGAACACCCATCAGTACTTATGTTATCAAACCTTGTTCCTATACCCATATCCCAAGATTGAGAAACAGGATAAGCATAAATTGTATAATCAGTTGGTATTTCATTTGATTCACATTCTTTTAAAATAAGTTCAGCAGAACTCATTGTTATCTCACCACTTACTATTGATTGTGATATTGGAGCAGTATCAAACTTAATTAATGTTCTTGCGTTATCTTTTAAGTTTCCATAATAAGTTTTGGAAACTTCTAATATTTCATCAAACCCAGTATTTTGTGTGGGTTGTTGTAAATATATTGTTGTATCTTTAGATGCTGTTACGAAATAGTACATTATACAACCCTCCCTCTTATATCTTTGTTTGGAAACTTCACTTCAAATACAGATGGGTCTAAAGATGGATAAACCATTTTGTTTTTAGTTGCATCTAATATATTATAAGAATGTGATGAATAGTTTCCTAAACACTTGTTAGTAATTTCACACTTCGGTACTGATTGTACTCCTTCTACTCCTGCAATTAATAATTCAATTTCAGAAATGTTGATGGCCATATTGAATGTCCAATTATCAATATTGAAATATTCTTTTAGTTCGTTTATACACTTAGAAAGAACTTCTCTTTTATTATATCCACCATAAACTCTGATTTCAAAATCAACACCTATGTTGATTACATAACCATCTATAATATTAACACCATCAGTTAACATTCTATATTCTCCCAAATATGTTTTTAGGTTTTCTTTAACTGCTCTATTAATAGTTTGTAAATATTTACTTGAATTATATCCAAGGACATATAAGTTTATAGCAAAAGGATTATTTTTTTCATTTACATTATTCTTTTTACTACTTAAAAACTTCTTTACTTCTTCTTTAATTTCTTGTTCAGTAACTTTAGTATCTTTTAGTGATTGTACTAAACCTGCAAATTCATCTAATGAATCAGGATTATTTAATATAGAACTAGGTGAGTTGTTATCTAACTCTCCATCTGGTGCACAATATGCTTTTGCAATTCCACCAAACTTAGGAGGTAACGATAATGCTCTTACTTGATAATCCTTTCGTGTTACTGCTCTATTTTGTGAACCGAAGTTTGCTAATGAATTTTCTCTGATTTCATCTATTGTTTCTTCACCCCTACCACCTGTTGCTGGTGAATCGTTTTCAACAGCTACCGATGCTTTCATTCTGTTGTATAATGAAAGTTGAGATGCTGTAAATACACTCGTATCTTCATCATAACTAATAGAAGTTATTCTTTTTATTTCTTTAGAAGCTACATTTGATTCAACACCACCACCCACTAAATAAGATACTGTAAGTGTTGTGTTTGAAGGAGCTTGTCCATAAGATGTTGTTTTTAAAAAGTTAGATGGGTCAAATGAAGAACCTAATCTATCTACTGAGTTTCTTAACCCTAATCCTACATTTTTAAAGTTAGGAATTAATGTTTCATCTGATGAAGTTGAGTTTCCACCTCCAAATACAAGTGAAGTTGTATTATTTGAATTAATTCTTTTTGTAAATCTTCTTGAAGTTTTAATTAACTTTAATACACTTGGTACAGATTCTTTAAATTGACTTAAATCTTTATCAGTTTGTTCTGATGTTGGATAATCAACATAAACCATTTCTTGTGCAAGATATGGAACTTCATACCACTTGTTTCCATTAGAATCTCTAACATCATAGATATCAATTACATCTGCATCACCAATAGTTATATCAGAAAATTGTTTTGGTGAACTTCCAAAATTAACTTGTATTGTTTTTATTTCAGCTGAAATAGCTTGTACATATTTCTTTACTAGATATTGTGTAGGTTCGTTTGAGCTATTATCACGAGTATAAACAGTTATCTCTCTATCATCATTATCATTGAAATCTAATAATTCAGTTGTTCTAAATGAAGTACCATTTGTAGATTCACAAACCATTCCTTCTTTTATTCTAAGATAATAATCTGAATCAGGTCTTACATCACTACCTGTTCCTGTTGCAGGTACTAATTGATATACACTAAGCTGTACAATAGATGGAGAGGTTACTTTGGGTTTATACCCTAAGTAAGTTGCAAGTGCCATAACATTCTCAGAATCTTCAGCATATAACATTAAAGATTCTTTAAGTGAATCATCTGTATAGTATGAAAGAACATCTCCTACATAAGATGCCATTTCAATAAACATCATACCTGGTGATGACTCATTAAAATCAGAATAACTTTTTGGAAAGTAAGTTTTAGCGTAATCAATCAGGTTTTTTCTAAACTGACTAAAATCCTTGTTAAGATACTTTATATCTCTTCCCTTATTACTTTTATTTGTTGAACTATTTAACGCCATCGATTACCCCTGAATTGTAAATGTTATTTCTTGTAATTCTATTTGATTACCAATTGTAAACTGTATATTCATATCTGCTCTATTCCTATCTTTCATCTCATCGGTCATCTTTACATCTATTTCTTCTATGTTTATATATGGTAACCAATAACTAACACTCTTAGTTATGGTTTCTGTTAACTTATTTTCAAAATCATCTGTCATTTGTTCAAACAAAAGAGAATGTAATCCAGTACCAAAGTTTGGTTGCATTACTCTTTCACCTTGTTTTGTTAACAGAAGATTTTTAAGATTTGATTTTGCTTGTTCAAATGATGAAAAAGATTGTTCAAAGAAACCAGTGTTACCTCGTTTCACAGGCAAAGTAATACCATAAGCATAATCATTAAATGCTTTGGTATCTTTTACTACTTTTTTATCAAGAACATACGCCATCTATAAATTCCTATCTTTTAAACTTTTTTACAAGTGCAGAATTATCTCTATTTAGAATTCTATCTAAACCAGGTAATCCTGTTTGAACTCCAAGACCTGTTTTACTTGGTCCTTTTTTTAAATCACCATAACCCATTTTTTGTGCCATCTGAGCTCTCATCATATCAGTACCACCTTGTGCACCTTGAGAGTTAAATGTCACTGTCTTATCCATACTTTCATTTACAGGTTGTTGAAAATTATCCAATACCGATTTAGTAGTTGGTGTACCTTTTCTTTGTTCTGCTGAAAATGGTTTTGTATTATTTAGTACCTCGTTTAACTTTTCATTTTTAGTGAATTGTCTTTTAGGTTGTGTTCTTTCTTCTTGTAAAGCAATTTCTGCTTGTTCGAATGGGTCTACCACATCATCTTCTACTAATTGCGTAGAGGACGGCACAATACCCCCCTTCACCTCTTTTAATCTTTTATTAACTTCTTCCTCTAATATTTTAGGAAAAGTTTTTGTTAGAAACTTCTCGTGGTTTTTAGCCACTTCAGCTTCTACTATTGTTTTAATTACTTTGACTAGTTGTTTTGTTTCCATAATCTTTTATTTTCCTTGTCTAATATAAATATATCTTTATTCATTTTATGGTTTTTAAAATTATTGTGGTATAGTAAATCCAGTAAATGTTCTTATACCAGGGGCAGGTGGTATGAGTGGAAATCCAGGATACATAGAAAGTGTTATATACATTCCTTGTATTGTTGTTATGTGTTGTTGCATTGCCTGAATTAATCTATCTAAAAATACAGATGAATCATCGGTTGGAATAAGTAATCCTACTTTTGGGAATGTGCCTGGATTAGTAACAAAGGCTGAAAATGAAGTTAGATTTTGTACGGCACCAGTTGCTGGTATAATTGGAGGTATTCCTGTTACTAATGTTGCTCCAGTCCAATATCCAACTACTCCCTTGCCTATATCGTCTATAAAATTATGTTTACCTTCTGTTTTTGTTAGTGAAGTTGCACATGCTAACTTAACCATCGATTCCATTAGTTTTTTATTATCTTTAGCTAAGGGAATATTATTTATGGTTTGAAATCCACTACGAACTGCCATATCATATTCTGTTGTAAGTTTAGTTGCAAAATCATTATAAGAATCTATACTTCCTTGATTTTGCATATAACTCAACATATTTTGTTTGAATATAGCAAATGACATTTTTTATTCTGTAAAATTATACTCGGAAAGGAATTCGGATAATCTTCCTTTGAGTTGATTAAAATCTGCATTATTATTTGGTCCTACTTTAGTTGGACCAGCTGGTGTTGAAAATACTTGTTTATTAATTAAATCTATAAGTTCTTCTAATAATCCTTTTAAAGTTTCTCCTCGTGCTAATGGTTCTCTCTGTCCTGTTGATGGAGATTCTCCTTCTGAAGTAGTATTTAATCTTATTTCTCCACTACCAGTATTTACCCAAACATTTGAAGAATTTTTATCAGTAGTTATAGTAACATCATCTCCAAAATCTAAACTAGCTCCACCAATTAAATTATCTATTGTTAAATCTCCCTCTGATACAAATGAATAATTTCCTTTAGAAAAAAACAACAGTTCATCTGTTTTTGATGATATTATAACTCTACCACTATTAACAAGTATTTGGTCTCCATCTAATTTCTCTGGTTTGTTATAATAAATCGTTTCACCTAAATCAAGTGGTGATTCTTCATTACCAGGTATAAATGGTAATTCATATTTTTCACTTGATAATGAAATGATAGAACCATCTTCAATAACATTTTCTTCAATTAAATCTCCACTTAACTTATCTTTGTTTACAGTATCATTCTGTCTGTTTCTTATTATTATAGTAGGTGAAAATTCTTTTTCTTCATTATTATAAGCACTAAAACGAATTGATTGGCCAAATCTTGATTGAATTACTCTATCACCCTCATATAACTTTAATTTATTTATATTGGTATTAGTAAAGTACTCTCCAAATTTATATTCTACTTCTGAACCAGTACTTGATTGTGGTGTTCCTGTTTGAGATGTTGTTGAGTATCCAGCAGATTTATTTGGTTTAAATTTTTCAGGATATAATGAACTTATACTTTGAGGAGATGCATCTCCATCGTTTATAAAACGAGATGACATTCTCTGATAATACTTAATATTACCCTTTTTAACTAAATAAACTTCTTCACCAATAACTGGTATATCAACATCATTTGTTTCTGGCATGTATATTGGTAGTTTTTCAAGAGGAGTTATTTTATCATCTAGTGTTCTAATAACAACACCACCTACTCTAAATCCACCACCAACACCATCAGTAAATATATCTTTATTTATATCACTATATGTTGTTACTCTTGGATGTGATTCATCAAGAATAACATCTAAAACAACACCAGTAGGAATTGAAGTAGTTCTGATTGATTTATTTGTGGATGATGCACTTAATGATTTACTTAATCTACTCATTACTTACCTTTTGTTTTAATTCTTCAACTTCGTTAGTTAAATCATCAACCTTCGTTTTTTCAGTTTCTACTTCGTAAACCGTATCTTCTAATTGTTGTAGTAATTGTTCTTTTTCTTTATCGGAAAGGAAACCAGTATCTCCTTCGGATTTATCTTTCGAGGCAATCATTCTTTGTGCAATTGCTGCCATCTTGATTAGTGATTCATCGTTTCTTACTGAAGTATCAACTAAATCTTTTATGATTGGCCCAATCACTGCCATATCACCAGAATGTCTAATTACTTTTTTCATTTCAGCAATTAGTTCTGATATCCTTTGTTTCTTGTTTTGTTGGTTATCATAGATATCCTCAAACAACCCACTTAGGTTTTTGCCAGGAAATAATTCAAAATTCGTACTCATGATTATACCATATTATGTTGTATATAAATATGGTAAAATAAAAAACCTCTCCGAAGAGAGGTTTTAAATTGTTAACGCGTTATGGAATCAATTAGTAATTATTACTTCTTGATTATATGGTAAAGTACGAAAGCACCAACTAGTCCTAATAGACCTTCAGCACTCAAACTTCCTAAAATGCCCATAATGTTATCAACTACTGATACTTCTGGCCAGAATGGAATGTTTGCACCTTTGAATAATACTTCAAGTACAACTCCCAAGGCAACGATACTAATACCGATTTTTGTTAGTTCATCAGCCCAAGAGCCGATTTTTTTTAAAAAATCCATATTGTTTCTCCTTTGTTTTAATTAAGAATAATAACTTTTTCATATTCCAAAACAACGGACTTGTCCACAAATAACTATTGTATATATGAAATAAAAAGTTAAGTTTTGATTTTAACACCTAATGAGTAAACAATATTGGGTGTCAATAAAAAAACCCCACTAATTGTGGGGTTAAAACTTTACTAATCACTTTGAATTACGATTAGGGCCTAATTGCCAGTTTATTTTCTAAGTCTCTAATACGAGCCTTCATTTGTTCGTACTCTATCTCTTTATAAGTATAACGAGGTTGTCCCTTTGGTTTAATCCAAACTAACTTTCCTTTGTTATAGAGAGCCTTAGTACCTACATCATCACTCCAATAAGAATGGACTAATAGTTTGCCATCTTTTGTTCCGATGTATTTTCCTTTTTGGTGTATAGAACCATCTTCGTTGTAAGCTCTATACTGGTAAAGATTGTCATCTATCTGTGTAATAACTTTGGAAGTTTGTCCAAAGAGCGGAATGGTACACAGAGAAAATAATAGGATTGCTATTATTTGAACAATCTTTACTTTGAATAATTGTTCATTCATAATTCCTCCTTTAGTATAAATATACCTATGTTAAGAAATTGTTATCAAAATATTATGGAAAGGTTAAAGGATTTTCTTTTTTACAACATAAGAACCAAGAATCAAAATATCCATTTCACAATTTAGAAATGTTCTGATTGCATCTTCTGGTGTTAAAACCATTGTTTGGTCTTTTAAGTTGAATGAGGTATTAATTACAATTGGAAATCCATTTATTTTATTCAATTGTTTTAATAAAGATTCTATATATCTATTTGGAAATCCATTTATAGTTTGAACTCTAGCTGAACCGTCTACATGAGTTATAGAAGGTAGTTGTTTTCTAAATCTTTCTTTTACTTTTACAACTTGATTCATATAAGGAATTTCAGAATCATAATCAAAATATGTTGTTAATGAATTTAATAAACATATTGGTGCAAACGGTCTAAACCCTTCTCTCTTTTTAATCATCATATTTAAACGAGATTTCATCTGAGGGTCTCTTGGGTTTGCTAATATTGAACGATTACCTAATGCTCTTGCACCAAATTCTATTCTACCTTGAAATAATCCCAATATATTATTTTCACTTATTTCATGTGCTATATATGGAATCATTTCATCTTGTGGTTTCCATTCATAGTAAACATCATTACCAAAATCATTTAAAGCTCTTAAAATATATTCTTTAGAATAGTGAGGGCCTAAGAATGGATTAGTGTTATCTACTCTTGGTATTTTATTATTCACATAATGTTTAGATAAAGTAGCACCAATACAAGAACCTGCATCAGATGGTGCTGGTGGAATCCAAACATTTTGAAATTTAGTTTTTTCTTTTATCTTTCCATTAGCAGTTCCATTGTATGCACAACCACCAGCTAAACATAAGTTCGGTGATTCTGTAATTTTGTATAATCTATCTAATAATTTAAAAAAGAATTTTTCATATTGAAATTGTACAGATGCTGCCAAATCTTTATAATCTTGAGTTAGAGGTTCATCTGGTAATCTATTTGGTATTCCCAATTGTTCACCTAAATTTTCATTAAACATATGAGTATCAGAATATTCATATGTAAAATATTTCATATTTAATTTATATTCATCTCTTTCAGATTCTTGAAGTATATCTTCAAACTTTGAATTAAATTTAGTTGGATTGCCATAGGGAGCTAATCCCATTACTTTATATTCACCTTCGTTTGGTTTAAATCCAAGAAATGCTGTCATACTAGAATAAAACATTCCTAATGAATGAGGAAAGTTTATACTTTGAAGTTCTTTTATTTTATTACCTTTACCAATTCCAAGTGCAGTTGTTTTCCATTCACCAACACCATCTACTGAAAGTATAGCTGATGATTCGAATGGTGATGTATAATATGAATATGCTAAATGAGAGGAATGGTGGTCTGTGAAGGATACTTTAGTTTGTTTACCCTTTATAGTTTCAATATCTTTTAGTAAAATATCATATCCTTCTTGGTTTCTTTCTATTATATTATTTTTCTTTGAAAAGAAATTGTACCACCTTTTTGGTTTTTTGTTAGTACTTTCTTTTATTCTATCTAACTTTAAAGTAGGATTTTCATAGAAACATATTTCAGAAATATCATCTTTTGTAATTGAGTTACTTTCGAATATCCATTTAATCGTATTATATGGAAAAGATGAATCGTGTTTTATACCTGTGAATCTTTCTTCTTCACAAGCAGATACTACCTTACCATTTTTTAATAAACAAGCGGCACTATCATGGTAACCACAACTTATTCCTAAAACATATTTAATTTTCATAACTATAAATAATCAGTATCTATAAATCTACTATCTCCCTCGTAAAACGAATTCGAATTACTTTTTTTAACTTCACCATGTTCTAAATAATCATTTAACATTTTTTTCTGATGTTGTTTCATTACATTTACAACTTTGGTAATGTAGTGAGTTTTACAATCAGTCATCTCTCTAATAAGAAGATATAAATGTTTCTTATTAAAGTTTTCTATATGTTCACTTCTTCTAAATAATTCTAATACTGCATCTGCTATTTGTAAATCTCGTTTTTTTGTAAATACAAAATTTAAGTTTTCATCCCAATACTCCAACATCATTCTTTTAAATTCCCTAAACTCATTATTCTCCTCAACTTGAAAATGGTCATTATGTGGATTCCAAGTTTCAGGCATTTGAGATAATAATGCATTTTGTTTCCATCTTTTGTAGTTACCATTGTTTTTTAGAATCAAATGGTTCTTTGCAATAATAGTAAAGTAAGAAAAAGCTCTACCTTTACCTTCTTGAAACATATGCATTTTTTCTACCATTGTAGAAACTACTTCCATTTGAACATCTATCTTTGGTACATCAAAATAAGTAAACTTAAATGTGTTCAAAACATTCTCTGCCAATTTTTCGAAAGGATATTTAATTCTTTCTTCATAAATTTTAGACCTCTCTACCGGGTCTTTACATTTGTTGTACTCTATGATTGCTTCTTGAGCAGGTGTACCAAAATATATTTTGGATTTTTTTCTTCTTTTCTTTGGCATATTAAAATTGGTTATTTAAATCTTGAACTATCTTTTTCATTTCATCAAAAGTAACACCCACTTCATCATCTTTTTCGAAAACTTGTTTGTTATCTAATCTTCTCATGTTTTCAAGTGCATCTGATACTCTTGTTCGTATAGTCTGTACGGTTCCAACTAATCTATCTTCAAGTTGTTCGTTCTGTCTTAAAAGGTTTCTAATACCCACCAATAAGACAATGTTCAGTATTACTGAAACTCCTATAATGATATTATAGGTTGTAAATATTTCTAACATATTATTCTAAGTTTAATTTGTATCCACTAAATTGTGTAAGGTAGGAAGTTAATTTTGTA